TGTCAAGAAATTATTATACAAATTTTGTCTTTTATTTGATTCACTTATTTCTTGTGCAATTTGAGCTACTAATGGTAAGGTATCTGCAACTGTTTCATCTATTGTTCTAACAGTAAACATTTCTTCTAATTCTGAAGTATCTTGAGTTTCACTAATTGTGGGAGCAAAATTTTCTTTAGATTCTGAGTAACCTTTTTTAGTTACAATTTTCTTTAAATTTTCTCTCATTTTATGTTTTTTACTAGCACAAGCTTCTATAATATCTTGACTATTTTCATTAACTAAATTATTTGTTACACTGTACTTAACAAATCTATTTAAATTATTAATGTTTTTAATTGTTTCAGTAATATGGTTTCCGAAGTCATCGTAAACATAACCACCTTCAGAAACGTGTCTTAACATTGCCTTAGCAGCAGTTAAATTGTTAAATGGTAGCTTATTTCTTTCACCATTAGATTCAATAAAAATTTGATGAATGTTTCTACTTCTTGATCCACGTAGTTCTTCATTGACTTCCGTTTTATGTTTTATAATTAGTCTAGCAGATTCACAAGTAATGTAACTTGTTTTAGTAGATCCAAAAGGTTTTTGAAAAGCTTCGTTTAAATCATTCATAGTATATGTATCCTGTTTTATTCTAAAAGCAAAATCTTTGGGAACTAAATGCCTACCATATTGTTTGACTTGCCATTTGTAACCAAATTTTTTAACTGTTTTTTTGATTTTATTGATCATTTCTTTTACATCTTGATAATCAGCTTGTCTACCTAAATACATTCTTACTGACTCTGGTTCTATAATAATCATACTACCAAGATCTGTAATATAAATATGTGCAGCATCCAAAGGATCAACAGTGTATTTTCCTTGATCTGTAAATATCTTTACAGAATGAGAAAAACTTTTTACTATATCAAAAACATGTTTACTTACAATATCTTGTGCTGCCATATAAAATAATCCTTTAAATTATTTATCATATCATTGCAATTGGCATAGGCATAACAATATCATCATCAGCAATACTATCAGCTAATTTACTATAAACATCTGCTTCAAAGTTCATTACATAATTTATTATTATAGTAATTAACAAAGTACTCATAACCAAATCATCATGTTCTCCTTCTTTTGCAGCAAAACTGGGACCATGTGCAATAAATGTTTTTATTTCTTTAGTTAAATTTCTACTTAATATTTTTATTTTTTCATGCTCTACAAAATACTTTAATCTAGCACAAGCATCAACTTTTGTTTTTAGTGTAGTTGTCAGCCCCCGTGCTTTCCGGGGATTATCATGTACCCAACTACCAGGAAAATTTTCTTCTCCCATTTCCATTAACATTTTAACTACTGCTCTACCTACACCATTGTTTTCCAAACTCCAATACACATGATTTTCAGGTATAGTTTCATTTAATTTTTGCAGAATTAATTGCAATACTTTTAGCTGACCCTTCATGTCAGTTTTGTTGTTTTGCCATTCTGCAACTTGTACCATGTCAGGTAAACTAAAAACTTCTATAGCAGCATAATCACTACCAGTTCCAAAACTAGGATCAAGAGCAACAGCATAAATTTTATCTTTATAGATATCTTGATACCACCTAATATTTGCATCAACTCTAACAGGGTCAACTCCTTCCATTGTAACTAATTTTAATGGATTTATAAGCGTTTCATCTGCTGTAATAAACTCACAATTATGCTCACGTCTGAAACGTTCTTCTCCTATTTTTTGGCGCTCATTTTCTGCCCAATCATCATCTCTATCTGGATGTTCACTCCAGTGACACATATATCTCTTAAAACCGTTTTTACCTAGTTCGGTTATATTTCCATATTCATCTTCCGGATTGCTTGCTTTCCATATTTGTGCAAATTGATCATTGTCTTGATTGGGTGTGCTAGTGATAATACATTTACCGCCAGTTGCTAAAGTAGGACTAAGTGAAGTCCAAAACTCATTAGCTATTCTAGGAGGAACAAATGCAAACTCGTCTAAGTAAACTAATGTCAAACTCATACCACGTCCAGTGTTTTCTGTTGTAGCTTGAGCAACTATTCTGCTACCATTATCAAATTCTATACTACCTTTGTTGTAACTTGTAGCACCTGCTTTAATCCATTCAGGCAATGTTTCGTATGCAAACCTTAATCTTGTCATAATTTCGCTAGCACCTAAATATTTGTTACTAGCTACCAAAATAGTACTATCAGGTTTAAACATGGCATACCATAATAGATATGCAGCGGCCGTAGTACTTTTACCAGTTTGCCTAGGCAACATTGCTATGCTATATCTAAAATCATTATAAACTTCTATTAGTTCTTTTTGAAATGGATATAGATGAAACTTCATCCTGCCTTTTACAGGATGCTGAACATTACAATATGTTTCTATAAAGTAGATAGGATCAGTCATACATCGTGCAAGCTCTTGGACTTGCACGTTTGTAAAGTTTTGAGTTAAATGAGGTTTTTTAACAAGAACTGTATCAGCCACTCTCATGCGGCCTCAGGTTGTATTTCCTTTCCCAAATCAGCTTTAATTCTATTAGCTAATGTAAGGTCATTGGTGATTATATCAAGTAGTTTACCAAGAACATCAGCTAAAACTTTGCGTTGTTCCATTCCTGGTTTTATACCTTTTTCAAATTGATTAATTGCTGATCTAAATGTAGATAATTGTTCATCATTTAACAGTCCAGCTTTTACTAATGGCATCATCCTATTAATAATAGTTTGTACATTATTAGGATTCATTTCAGGCTGTGCTGTTAAAGGGCCTGTTATATCTGTTTCTGGAGCTTCATTTGCTCTTTTTTTTAAAGCTACAAGTGGATCAACATCTTCCATATATTTTGCTAGCTCATCATATGCAGCATCAGACTTTTTTCTATCTTTTGGCTTCATTTTTTTTCTAGCATCTTTTTCTTGCTGAGATAAAAATTTTTCCATGTCTTGTTTACCTGCTTTTGTAGCATTATCTAATTCTGCATAAGGATCTGATTCTTGTATAGACTCTTGTTTTTTCTTTTTGCTTTTGAAAAAATCAGAAATATCGTCTAAACTAACACCAACACTTAAAGGTCCTTTTCCTAAACTTAAACTAGGACTTACACGAGTTTTGTTATCTTTTCCTTTACTTACTCTTCCTCCTAAACCTACATTCAAACCACTATTTCCCATTGCCTTTTTAAAAAGGTCTAGTCCTACACTCCAATCTGCTTCGCAAAATTCTTGATATCTCTTGTGCATATCAGACTCTTTTAAAGGATTATCTCCATACTGTGCAAAAGCATTAGGATCTGCTTGTTTGGCTTTGGCTTGATTTTGATATGAATATTCATCAAAATCATCAGAACTTGTTACAACATCTTTTCTGCCATGAAATTGATCTGTTGCATTTTTAAATTCTGTTCCTGCATTTTCTGTATGATCAGTTTCTTCATGCATACCTCCACAACCACAACTAGACACTGGCTCAGCTTCAGGTTCCATTTGGTCAGGAACAGGAATAATCACTGGCTCTGATTGTTGTGGTGCTGCTATACCTGCTAATTTAAGCAAGTCTTGTAAATCTACAACAACTTCCATCTCAACTTCCTATAGGACTTTTGTTCCCTGACTGAGGAACTTCAGGAGCAGCCGCTTCAGGCACATTTGCTGCAAATTCCTGTTTTGTTTTCTTTTCTCTTAAACTTTTAAGAAATTCCATATTGTATTCATCACCATATAATTTTTTAGCAGGTTGTGCATCTACATTCCTGTCTTGGGCTAAAACATATTCCCCTTCTTTTTCTTGCAATTCTTCTTGATAAACTTCCAAGGGATCATTAGGATTTTTAACTGCTACATTACTAGGATTTAACATTAAATGATCTACTAAATTTTGTTTAAGTACGTTAGATGTAGTGGGATAATTCAATACACAATCTATTACGTAAACTTCTGTACTTGCATTTTTCCTGTGAAAGTCAAAGGGTTGAGCTTGTGCCATTGTTTTTTTAGGAGCACTAACACTTACTACACCATATTTTTCTAATTCTCGTTCTAGTCGCTCTGAAAATCTCTCTGGTAAATCTTCACCAAAAGGTTGTGCAACTTTAATACGAAAGGGGTATTCTTTCTTTGTATTTTCAATGTATTCGAATAAAGTGGCCATAATTTATTCCTGAATTCTTTTTATTATTTATCATTCTGTTCATTTAATTGGTTTAATAAACTATTACGATCTATACGTATTACTTTTTCTGTTTCTATAGTATCAGGAGTAGATGTATTATTAGTTTGTTGATCTAAACGTAATTTTTTAAGTTGCAATTCAATTGCTCTTAACTTTCTATCAGCTTTAGAATTTTTTGCATCTATAGCATTCTTTAACATGGCATGAGCGGCAGCAAAAACATGTCCTGCATGTCTATCCTCTACATTAAATCCTAATTGCATTAAGTCGTCGAACGCCTTTACTGCTTTGTCAGCATAGATGTCCATATCACCATCAGTAGATTCTACACCAGTAATTTGAGGTAAAGCACTATCAATTTTTTTTGCTAAATCAAGTTGTTCTTGTGCTTGATCAATAGGAACATACTCAGTTATTTCCTTATAACCTTCAGTATATTCCTCTTGTTCACCTACAGAAGGTAATTCAAATAATTCTTCTAACTTTTTAGTCATTTTTCATACACAATTCTTTGTTTTTATTAAAATAAAAAAATTCAGATTCATATGTTTTTATAGGAAAATTACTATTATAATAACCTACCAAGCTTTCATAATTTAAAATTGTTTCTTTTTTATCTTTTTGTTTTTTAACTGATACTTTGACTGGTAGGCAATCGTTTATATCCTGAATGAGATTCAACAAGAAAAAATCTTTCCTAGGCCAAAAACTTAAATCTTCATAAAAAATAATTTTGTTTTTTTCTATTTTTTTATAATTTTCATGTAACTTATTCCAGAAAAAATTGAATCTTTCACAAAAAAACTGCTCACTAACATAATTAGATTTTCCAACATATACACTTGTTAATCCATTTACCCATTCTCTTGTTAACTCTGCTAAACAAGAACTTGCTATCATATCAAACCAACTTCTACGCAACAAAAAAAAGGAGTAATTATTATTTTTATTTAAATAATCAATAATAACATCTGGTACAGGATGCGTAATTTGATTTTTTACTACCCAATCCTGTTGCTGTTTTAAAATTGATAAAAAATCTTCTAAGTTACTATCAGTTTTTTCTTCATTAAAATATTCATTAAGTATAGGATCACTAGGTTTATTAGGCCACACAAATCTGTTTAAAGCTTGATATACATAGGTACTACCAGTCCTAGGAAGTGACCAGAGAGAAATTTTCATTTTTTTGTTTGAGGTTTATTAAATATATCTTTTTCTGTAATTACCCTAAAACGAACTCCATTTTGTTTTGACCAAGCTTGCGCTGCTTGCCATTTAGCTAAATTTACTACACTTGCAAACTTATCTTTTTTACTTTTAGCATTTTCTATAGAAGTCTGATTATAAGGTTTAATTTCTATCAACTCTGCATGTTGTTTACCATTTTTATCTTGATAAACAATAAAAAAATCAGGTACATAATGTGTCATTCTACCATCTATAGGATGTTTATAAGGTATACGTTGTCCTTCACTATTCCAATATAAAATATTTGGATGGTTATCACACATTCGCATAAAAACTAATTCCCAACCTGATCGGTATCTTGGCTTTGATGATCCTCTATATTTTTTAGGATTACAACACTCATATATACCCTGTTGGTAGTTAGACATCCAAGGATTCCTTTTCTTTTATATCTACATTGCCAATAACTACATTTTCAGGTTGGACTGTCATTGTCACAGTTTGAGGAGTGCTTTCACTATAACTAAATTGAGTTCCACTTATGTTTGTAATAACAGGATATTCTAAAATAATTGCATCTACTTTATCTTTTGTATCTTCTGTTAAGTTATTTACACTTGTTGTATTTCCTCTACTTATAACTATAGTTTTAAACATATATTTTGTGCTGTTCAAATTTTTATAACCAAATATGCTTTGACTTACACTTGGATCAGGACTATTTATAATTTCTTCACCTGTGTTAATTAAATAATTATAGTAGTAAGGGTAAATTACTTGAGAAAAAAATTGTTCAGTGCTTGCATCTTGTGTATTATAAATTGTAAAATTTACAGGATTCCACCTTAATTTAGTTTGAACAACTCTAGGCCTATTGTATTGATTTAGTGTAATAGTATCTACAGTCATTTGGGGATAATCTGCATTTAATGCAGGTGCAATAAATGTAATTGGTTTACCTTCTGATTGTACACTACTTATAAAGGTCACAGTAAATTCATAGGTTAAACGAGGGCGAAGTAAATTTATTCCTTCGCCTTTTGTTTGACCATAAAGTAGTTGTGCATAATTAATCATCACAAAACTTTATATTATGAGGTTGCTAAACTAGGATCTGGTTGAACAAAATCTTCGTAGTTATAAATTGCATTATCATATTTTACACTAATAGAAATAGTCATAGGTTCACTAGTGTTGTATGCTGCTTCATTATAATTAATATTATCAATATAGCATCCAAATAAATCCCATCTATCTAACGTGTGAGTACCAGCTACACCTGTATTTTCTCCAGTTAAACTTCGTATAGATAACTTAAATTTATAAGCTGCAGCCGCTGCAGGAGCACTTTGCTCTAAATGATTTACTTGTCTGTTAATTTGACTATTTAAAGCTGCACTTGTTTTATTATTAACATCATCTCTAAAAGTAACATTTATAGGAGTCCATGTATGTTTTCCTGCCATAAATATTTTACTGTTATAAACATCTAATGTTACCTCATCATGCTGCATTGTTGGTTTACTGATATTAGTCACATTTCTAGAAAGTTGATCATAATCACTAGTTCCTAAACCTGTGCCAAAATTAATAAAGTCAATACTAAACCTATACTGTAACTTGGGCATCAAGACAATAGTTGCATCACTGTTTACTGTAGGTACCCCAAATTTTTTGAGTGACATGTATTATTACTCCAAATCTTTAATATATTTAGCTAGGTTTGTAAAAATTAAAACCTAGCTAAAATTTATATATTATAATTCTCCAGTATTTACAAGTCTTACAGGAATATAAATAAATTCTGCTGCTTTTGTAGGCTCAATTGCAACATCTGCATACAATTCGTTTCTGTCTATTCTTGCTGGTGTATTGTTGCTTTCATCACAAACAACAACGAAGTCATAAACACCACGTTTGCTCATTATATCTTGTAAGAAACCGTCTAATACTGATTTTAAATTTTCCCTAGTTAGTTCATCGTTAGGTTCAAAAATAAATGGTCTAGCAAGAACCATAAAACGTTCTCTTAAATATGCTACCAATCTAGAAACATTCACTCTATCTAATGCACTGTCAAAGGGATGTAATGTCTTTTGCCCCCATACTACAATACCTGTTCCAGGAAAATTTGTAATAGGATTCAACTTATTTGTGTATAATGAATCTCTTTGCCCTTCATTTAAAGCCAAAGGCACAAATTCATCTTCACTATCTAAATAACCAACATTAGTTGCATTGGTTACATTTCCTCTAGTAAGACCTGCAGGAGCAAACCAAGGATAACTTACACTATCACTATAAGCAATTGTTCTTAAACTTATAAAGCTACTTGGCAACAATACTGTTTGTCCATCTAAATTAGTTCCTAGCGCACTAGGATAATAAACAGCCATACCAGCATTTTTAGGGCTTACTAATCCATCTTCTCCATTTTCTACAGCATTTACGCCTAACATCCAATCTGTAATTTGTTGAGGTCCTGTTCTGTAAGGAGTATCAACAACAACAAAGGCAGTTTCTTTTCTATCTACATTTAAAGTACTTAGTTCATCTGCTAATTCAGGATATCCTGGACATGCAATTAAATTATAACTTACTGTTTCTGACCTTAACTCATCACTACTTGCAACTGCTGATTGCAATTGCTGGACTATTACTTTTCTTACTGCTTTTCTACCAAACAACCCACTTCCATCTGCCTTGTTTCCTGCAGCATTTCTCCATTTCCATGTAGTTGTTTCGCTGCTAACATATTTTCTTACAGTGTTACTTGTCCTACACATATTAATAGCAAACATACCTGCTGGATATAAAACTGGATTTGGAGCGTCATCATTTATTAAGGTAGCTCCTACTGCTGTATTAGATGTATCTTCAAAAGGTTCTGTTATATCTGCAAATATAACACCATTAGGAGTAGTTTGATCTGTATTGTCTCTCAAAACCCAATTAGCGCCATCATAAACCTTGATTGCAGGAAAATTATCTAAATCGTTTGTATCAATCCAAACATCATTTGTTACAGGTCCATTAGGTTCAGTTGTACCTACACTACTAATTGCTTGTGGTCTCCAATATCCGCCATTTTGAATATATAAATCTATAGTACTACCATCACTGGCAATATTATTATCAAACCAATGTCTGCCATTTTCAGTTTCTCCTGTTATAGTATTTGGATTTGCAGTCAACTGATAAGCTGCAGAACCAGTAACAACTTGAGCACTAACTGATGTTGTTCCGTCAAAATATCTAAATTCAAAAACTGGATCATTCATGTCATTGTAAGCTACAAAGATACTATTAGCTGGAGGTATCGCTCCGCCAAGTATTTCTACAATTACACTACCTTGTGTTAAATATGTGGATTCTGCACTACCACCTAAGGTAATTGCACTTATTTGTCCGTTTGAATTTATTGTTGCAGTAGCCGTTCTGTTTGCTAAAACAGAACCTGTTGTGCTTTTTAAAACAATTGTAGGCGCACTTGTATATCCTGCTCCTGCTATATCAATAGCTATGCTAGCAACATCCCCTGTACCTGTATCTACAATTGCTCTTGCTTGAGCCAATGTTCCATTATTAAATGTTCCTGGTCTTGTAGCATAATTTTCGTTTAATAAAACAGGAATATTTTTAGTAGTAAAACTATCAGTTTGTGCGGAATATTGTTTGAAAACTACATCCATTCCAAAATTGTAGGAAGTTGTTTTTACCCAAATATCATATTCATTAGGATTGCTAGGAACATCAACATGGCTTGACATTGTAACATTTGTGCTAGCATATGCAGTTACTCCACTACCCTGAATAGTACTTTCTTTAACTTCTACCCAAGTAGTACTATCTACTTTTAAAAAATATTTGATAGGATTTAAAGTAGCATTATTACTATCAACTGTTACTACAGCATATTCACCAGCAGATC